GCACCACCAGCAGATGAACCTGTAGAATCAGCAGTAATAGGAAGAGTTAACCTTGCAAGACTTGTATTTGTCGTAGTTGGATAAGTTACAATTATACAAGCAGTTACTAAATTTCCTACTTTTATATATGTATTTTGTTCAATAGTCAAAGAAAGACCAGCATCACTTCCATCCGTAGCAGTCCACGTACCTTTTTCGAAATCATCCAGAGTATTTGCATCTGAACTTGCATTTGGAGAGGCTGGAAATTTTAATTGTCCAGCTTTTAGGTCTACAACCCCATTGCTGTCTATTCTCATTCTTTCAGCACTACCTGTTACAAGCCTTATATCTTCTGCTCTAATTCCCATTGGTTTTAAAGCACTTCCAGCGGCATTAGTAACTTGTAATCCAAAAACACCAGAACCAATTTCACCTATACCAGAATTAAATGAACCTCTTGCATCTGTGCTAATATTTATATCTAAAGTGCCTATAGGATCTACTCCAATTCCAATTTTAGATGCAAATGTAGCATTTCCACTTAAATCTAATGTTCCATTCATATCAATAGTAGTTGCATTGATTTCTATTTCTGTATCACTTACTAAATCTAAAACTCCATCCGCTGATTGATGTATATATGTCCCTGTATCTCCAAACTGAAGTTGATTTGTACTATTCATGCTTAAAGCATTTGTACTTATTTTAAATCCAACCTCTGTTGCACTATCTCCATCTGTTATTGCAACTAATGTTGTGCCATTTAATCCACCATCTGGAAGAGCTAATAATTGCTCATACGATGATGCTATACTTGATCCTGTTAAACTTGCCATATTATCCCCTTTCCATGAGATTATTTTGCACAGCTTTCTGTGCGGTTATTAATCGATAAAGTTCCACTTTCTATCTTCATCTTCAAATTTTGTTAACATATTCTCCCATTTAATCTTACCCATATACTCATCTGACATTGAACCAACACTCACCCCGGTTTCACCTACCATATCAGCAAAGGCTGCTCTTAAAGCTGAATTAACACTCGTACCAGATCCACCTTGTCCATTTGCCCATTCTTTCAACATCTTACCCAATGATCCAGAAAATCCTAATTCTTCTAAACCAACTCTGATTGAATCATTTAAACTTTTTGATCCAGATGTTATTCCAGCTATATCGCTGAAATATTCCCTCATGATTGTATTAAAACTTTTTTTTGTACCTAATGCCATTCTATTGTCCTTTAAGAGTTAGGGAGGGAATCAAAACTCCCTCCCCATTCTTAACTATTTAAGCTATTACCTGTGATAGGACTTCAACGCCCCAACCATCTATGATTTCTGTAACTCCCCAGAAACCAGAACCGATAATGTTATCACGAAGATAATTACCTTCACGATATATCTCGACTCTTAACATCTCACCAGCATAACCCATTCCCAAAGCACCGGGAACAAATACTCCACCTTTAACAGATGATGCTGTTCCACTACTTCCACCGTCATTATCAGTTACTGTGAACTCTGAAGAAGAATGCATATTGATACCAGCAATTTGACTTACAAATCCTGTTCTAGCTCCTTCATCTTGGACACCAGCTCCAGCAAATTGGGCCGCTGTTACCAAGTCATTATGGACTCCATAAGTTCCCCAGATTTGTCTTGGATCAAGAACCGCACTTGGCTGTCCTATCGCAGAATTTTGCTTTAATAAAGACAAAGCATCAAATAGGTTATCAACTGTTAAAGCTGCATTATTAGCACCAACAGCATTTGAGAAACCATCAAACAAAGCATTCAATAGAGCATCTGCTTTAGCTGATAAAGCATTTCCAATTAATGCACCTGTATTAGCTGCAATATCATCAGCATTAGATAATTTTGCTTCATCGTACATTGGAGCCATCACAGAATACATATCCAAAGTACAAGTCTTTTTTTCTGTATCCAATGCAGTTGAAGGTGTTACTGTACCTTCTGCTGTTGCTGCTACGTCTGCACTTGTGATCTTATCTGATCCAGCATTGTATGCTATAAATGTTATTTGATCTGCTTTCGGTTCACCTTTTACAGTTACTAGAGGCATTGTTACATTTGCTTCCGAAAACTTAATTACTGCTTCTGATTCGATGACTTCTAATAAGCCACCAGCGAAATCTCCGCTATCTCCAGCTGCCATTTCTATTATCCTTTTTTACCGAATATCGCATCCCAACGATTTTGAGAGATATGGCTGAATGTGCTTCTCAAGTCTTTGCACAATGGCACTTTCTCTTGACCAACACAAATTCTAAATCCATCTTCATAAGGTATCTTTTCACCATTGGAAACGTAGATATGCTCTCCATCTTTTGATATAGCAGATGCCACATTCCCGGTGTTCATACCCGTAGTTGGATTATGGTTAATTGAATCTAGATGCAAACGCTTCTTTGATTTTCGCATAAGAACCTTTGTCCAATTTACCTTTTGCCACATCTCTGGCTGCTTCTGTCAAAGAATTATATCCTTGATAACCAGAAACAGTTGAGTTGTCAACACTCGGAATATTTTTTGGTTTATTTATTAATTTATTATGAACTACTTTCATTTGACTATAGCTCATACCTTTAAAAGCTTCCCTATCTTCTTCTGGGAAGTCTGAAAGCATTCTATCAATCTCTACATTATCACGAGCTTTATACGATTCAAGTTCTGGAGTGATCTTATCAAGCTTGGCTTTGTTTTCTTCGTACAACATTTTCCATTCATCATTTTCAGCTAATTGTGCTTGACGATCTTCTTCCAATCTCTTCTCTAGCTCTGTGACTCTAGATTCTGCTTTCTGCAATCGTTCTTTCTTCTGCATGATTTCTCGCAGTAAATCACTATCTTGATTGCTAGATACTGATTCATTCTGGTTTTGAGTTACCAACTCTTGTTCATTATCTTGAACTATATTCTCGCTCATTATCTTGAGTCTCCTCTTTTATTTACCGATTTTAAAATTGATTGGCTTTTTAGTTGCTTCTTCAGCATTCTTTTCAATAAACCGATCAACTTCCTTTAAAATAAATCTTTGTATTTCTTTGCTTACAGGCATAGATGACTTCGTAACTACTCTCCCCATATCTGCATTCCATTGAATCTTCTGGGCATTTGTTCCAGACCATCCAATGATAACATTATCTTTTGTGAATCCTCTGGTTTGTAAGTTTCTCATCATATCCCCGGTTAATTGTAAATCAACCTTTGTTGAGGTAGATGATTGCCTCTTATACTTCCCAGCACCTTTTCTTGCCTTGTAGGTTGGCTTATATGGCTCAAACTTTCTTCCTTCGACATCTTTACCGCCTTTAGTAGTATGCACCCTTATTCGATCTGCTACCTCATCACCAACTCCTTTCCAGAATTGCTTAGTGAATGTTGGTACATCTCTTAATGTTTTAGCCACGTTGTTCTAACTGTTGTTGAGGTGTTAATGGTGTTCTTTTAAATCCACCTTTATTATCAATAAAATCTTTAGCTTCTTTTGGATCAGTAAGCTCTCTAGATACTGATGTTTCTTTTGCCCACCTATGCCTACAATTAAATCCACCTCCATCAATAAATGCTCCCGGATACTGTGAATCAATCTGATCCCTTGTTAGACTTCCAGATGAAACCATCTTCAAACATATATCTCTGGTCTTTTGATCTATCGGACCTTGATAAACATAAGTAGAATTAGGAGGATCATTTACAGCCATTTCAGCAGTTACATTTCTTTCAAAAGTATTTAATGCTGTATTAGCAAGAGTCTCCGCTTGATCTGACCTTAAAACATTACCAAGCATACTCTGTGCAATCTCTCTTTCAGTTTTGCCTCCTATGATGCCTTTTACAGCCTCATCTATTACTTGCTCACCCATTAAACCAATCTGATTTCTAAAAGTTGCTTCATCCAATCGAACCAATGCTAATAATGTTTCTTCTGTTACTGCTCCTGTAAACTCCATTCCACTCAATACGCTTTGATAAGATGATATGTACTTATCTAATTCTTTCTGCAATCCAATCTGATTAAAAATATACTCATCAACATCTAAGGTACTAATCAATGATATAAACTCTGATCTAGTTAATGTTCTTTGTAGATCTAGAATATCCTCAACCATTTGAGCTTGAGCTTTTTGTAAAGCCTGTGCAAATTGTTCTGCTATTCTTTCTTTATCCACGAAGTGCCGATAACAATGGCGATTGAGGTGTTGGTTCTTCCTCTACCTCTGGTTCTAGTTCTTGCAATCTCATCTCTAATTCTTCATCGGTAATATCTTTATTGAAATGCCTATATAATTCTTTTTTATCCATAAGGCCATTATCCATCTTGAATTGGAGTTTATCTTTCTCTACATTCCATTCTTCTGGGTAATCCGATTCAGAGAAATCAACTGCAAAGGATTCATCTAAGACTCTTCCTGTATGCACTTCGATCAACTTTCGATCAATAGCATATCTTTCTTCTTCAAAGTCTTGAAACATAGGGATGTCTGACTGTCTACTTTCTAGGTTTTCCATGTTAAGAATCTTCAATGCTTGGCCACTTGGTATCTGGCCTTGCTCTCCCCATCGTATTGATAAGGCATGATTTTGCCCTGTTACATTTAATAATTCTTTTACTCCAGAAATCATCTGATTAATATTAGAAGGAGGTGCAACGAAGGACATGGAACTATTTTCTGGGAGAGATATAAGACGATCTACTCCCCATTTTAGATTGGGAACTTCTTGATCTATCCCTGTAATAACAGGCGATCCCATCTGATACCTAGTAGCCAACATAACTTCAGTAAATGCTATCGAGGCATGGAGTGAGGCCATAGAAACATCCATAGCATCATAAGGGAACATAATTCTTGAGATAGGGTTGAGAAGGTAGGGATTTAACATCTCTGGATTGCCCGGTATTGGGTAGATACGACCATTAATATCATATAGGAAATGCATTCCCGGTTCACCATCTCTAGCTTCGGACCAGAATACAAACTCTCTATCACCTCTAGCATTTTTACCACGCTCATACGAATAACCATAAGGCTCTAGCTCACCCTCATAATAATATTCTCTTACATTGGGAAGTATATGATATTCGATCTTTTGCTTTCTGTCATTCCATACTGATTTGATATGGATTGTACCTAATAACCACGCTAACTCTGATGCTATCCTTGATGATGAATTAAGATGATGTGTATAGGATAGATATTCTTCTGCTAGTTCACCACCTACAAATCTTTTTGCTGGTGCTTTGTATAACATCATTCTAGCTCTAGCAAAGCGAGAAACAATCTTCCCTAATGGTAATGGAGGTATCTGACTTAATGAGGTACCGGGAAAGTAATCTTTCACATACTCCTCAATGTCTCTATTGTAATAGAAATCCAATCCCATTTGCCTACGCTTATAATCTTCTCTTAATACAATATCTTCTGCATTCTTAATGCTTTTAAATACTGCTTTACTTCCCATGTCCGGGATTGTTATCATATCATAATACTGCATCAGTTTACCGCCTTATCTTTAAGGCTTGATATATACCATAATAACTCACGATTTTTCTTCATCTGTTTATCCTGTAACCTTACTCCATATATATGAAGTGAAAATATCGCTCCCAACGCTCCCAACAAGACACCGCATATAAACTCTACCATTCCACACTAACAGGCTTTCTGCTAATTATTGGATGTCTGTAACTAATGTAATACGAACAAGCATCAAGCATATGAGTAAGAGCTATATCACTCTTATCAATCTTTCCATCTCTTGATCTTTGTACCTGTTCTAAATCTTTTATCAAATATGTACACTTCGGATCCACTGTCATTCTGATTCTACCATTGGCATCTTTTAACATACGATTCAAAGCATTCAATCTATCTATGATCGGAGGATTCGCTTTCTTTGATATAACATGAAAAGATAAATCTTTTAAAATTTGGTGATCTGATCTATGGCTTGTTGTTGATCTGGCCGATCCAGCACTATCCGGGTACACAGAAATATTTGGTGCAATCTTCCTCATTTCTTTGGCCATCTCTTCAGTATTACTGTTTGTTTGCCTTATCTCATCAAAATAATGAATTGTGCCATCTGTATATTCACACCCAAGAACTGCACTCATATAATCAACATTGAAATCCATTCCCCAGAATAAATTTCTAGATAGTTGGTTTGCTTTCTTTACATGGGTATTGCGATCAAAGTTATAGGCTGCTCTGTTTCCTGTTGTTTCAAATGATGCTAGGAACTCTGTTTTAAAAGCTCTTTCATCCATCATTGATTTAGCTTTCTTAATTTCTTCTTCTGGTACATATCCACCATCTACAGTAGTATATTGCCATGACTTCCAATCATCATCTTTACCTTGCCCTCTAAGGTAAGCATCGTATAAGTGATCGTATCCATTAGGTGTACCAATAAAGAAAGCATCTCCATTTGTTGTAGTTAACATAGGATAAACTATTTCATCCCAAACATGAGGCTTTATATATGAATACTCTTCCATCACTACCATATCAAGACCAGCACCACGAAGGTTATTCTCTTGCTCTGCTCCTTTAATAGCTACCTCTGCATCATTCGGTAACTTAACAGCTAATTCAGATTCATTAATCTGGCACTTGTAATCTCTAAACACTTGTCGCATTAGCTTCCATGTTGTTGATTTGCCTTGCCTGTATGTTGGTGTAATGATCCACCTTCTCTCTCCTTCTTCTATCTTTCTTGATAGTAACCATATTAATGACAGATGAGATTTCCCGAATCTTCTTCCAGCTACCAGAACTTTTCTTTTCGCTGAATGCTGAACAATCTCTCTTCTTATTTGATCTATTTTCCAATTAACCAAATACTCTTTGCATCAAACTTTTAGGAACTTTTTTACCAGCTTTATATAGCCTTTGCATCCTTGCCAAGTCTCTCCCTCTTTGTGAACGTTTGCTCCCTTTAACGCCAGAAAGATATTTCTTTGGCACACTCTTATAAGTTTTATCTTTTGCTACTTTGCGAATCTTCATGATCCTACTTTCCTCATGGCTATCCTATGAGACTCTGTAAATGATTTTCCTTTCTTCATCGCAGAAACCATAGCTCTTAAATGTTTTACACTATGATGCCTTGAATGCCTAGCCATAGCTGTCATCTGTCTCTTATTCAATCCTCCTATATCTACGCCTTTTACTCTCATCTTCTTCTTTTTCTTTCCATCCTTGCTAGGTCTGGATCATGTTTAATCTTCTTCCTACCTTTAGCAATCTTAATAAATGAATTAACTCTTGCACTTGCCCAGCTTGATGGTGTTTGTCCCGGTCTTGTTCCAGAACCTACAGCTGCACCTAATCCTCTACGATATACTTTGAATAATGATGTAGGTCTTATTTTGTTTTTCCTTGCTAATGCTGTCAATCTTTTTTTTACTGATGCTGATAGTGTTGCCATTAATCAATGCTTAAAATTTGTATTGGTTCGGTCTTAAAACTTAACTCCCTATGCTCTTTGCTTCTTCCTTCTGTTCTATCTGCTAACTCTTTGGCTGCCTGTACATTCCCATCCATAGCCTGTTTTATTTGTCCTATAATTACTGCATGGCGAAATGATTTATCCGCTTCAATGTTCAATCTTTTTGTACTTCCATCTGTCATTTTCATCTTTATATTAATCTCACTAGAATCAAGCAAGTCATTAGCTACATCCGCCCATGCTTCACCTTTCTTTGGTCTACCTTTTGGATTACCAGATTGACCGGGTTTCCATCCCTTACCTTTGAGGTTATCAATTCGGTTGAACTTAGATTGCTTATCAACCTTCGACACGCTC